TGCTAAGACAGCGGGCAATGAATACGCTGCACTTGTAAGTGAAGGGGTTGAAGCAGGTGATGTTGATGCATTCATCGACACTGGTTCTTATATCTTCAACGCATTACTGAGTGGTTCAATTTATGGCGGACTACCAGCAAACAAGATAACTGCGGTTGCGGGCGAGTCTGCAACTGGTAAAACTTTCTTTGTGATGGGTATGGTTAAGTCATTCCTTGATGCAAACCCAGATGCTGGTGTGTTGTATTTTGAGTCTGAATCAGCAATCACAAAACAGATGGTAATCGACAGAGGTATCGACCCTGCTCGTATGGTTATCCTACCAGTAACAACTGTACAAGAGTTTAGAACACAATCATTAAAAGTATTGGATGCATATTTGCAACAGAATGAAGCAGATAGAAAACCAATGTTGTTGTGTTTGGATTCACTTGGTATGTTGTCTACTACAAAGGAAGTAGAAGATACTGCTGATGGTAAAGAAACTCGTGATATGACACGGGCGCAAGTACTTAAAGCTGCATTTAGAGTATTGACTCTGAAACTTGGTAAAGCAAAAGTACCAATGGTAATTACAAACCACACATATGATGTTGTTGGTTCTATGTTCCCTACTAAAGAAATGGGTGGTGGTTCTGGACTGAAGTATGCGGCATCATCTATCGTATATCTTTCTAAGAAGAAAGAGAAAGATGGAACTGAGGTTGTAGGTAACATCATTCACTGTAAGAATGCAAAGTCTCGTTTGACTATCGAAAACAAGATGGTTGATGTACGACTAATGTATGAACGTGGACTTGATAGATACTATGGTTTGCTTGAACTTGCACTGAAGTATGGTATCTTTAAATCAGTATCAACTCGTATTGAATTGCCAGACGGTTCAAAAACATTTGGTAAAACAATTAACAATAATCCAGAGAAGTTCTTTACAGAAGAAATCATGCAACAGTTAGATGATGCAGCTGATAAAGAGTTTAAGTATGGACAACGTGTAGAGGAAGTTGAAGAAGAAGAAGTTGCTGAAACTGATGCAACATAATTTTATTCAAGTTTACAATGATGTAATAGAACCAGAACTATCCCAACAGTTGATTGCAATGTTTGAAGAATCAGAGCATCAACATGAGGATATAATCTTGGAAGGACATCGTTCTTTCAAACAGGTGACATTACAGAATCATCCAGAATGGGAGCCTTTTGTCAAACCATTACAGAATACGTTCTATAATTACATAGATAAGTACATGAACGATTGTGGGGTAACTGACAAGATGTTCCCAGAACAATTTGCATTTGAGGCATTTCGCTTGAAACGATACATGCCAAATGATGTAGATGAATTTGATAACCATGTTGATGTTGGTAATCATAGTAGTGCAAGAAGATTCTTAGTATTCTTTTTGTATCTTAATGACAACGAAGGTGGACACACAGATTTCCCAGATTACAATATTTCAGTTCAACCTGTTACTGGAAAGATGGTTATGTTCCCCCCAATGTGGACACACTTACATGCTGGACGTAAACCAATTGATAAACCAAAATATATTATAGGGAGTTACTTACACTATGTCTAATGAATACACAAGCGGAGCTGGTAACACAAGTCCATTACTTTTTGGAAACGGAATTCCAATTGGTGAATTGTACACTTATGTAGAAAATAAAGATAAGAAGTGGACAGGGATTGGACTGACTGATAAAGCAGGAAAGTACCAAGGAGTTGTGTATAAGTATGGTGCAGTAAAGATTCTTGAGAACGAAGAAAAAACAGAAGCCTCTTTACAATTTGAGTGGGATATGTTAGACTCTAATGGACTACCAAAAGAAAGTATTAAAGATGATTTCTTTGAACTTGCTGGTAAGATATTAGAAGATATCATAAGAAAACAATTAGATGGAGAAGAATTACAATATGTCAACACAGACGATAGAAAAGACAACACTAAGTAATCTAGTTTTTAATGAACCTTACACTCGTAAGGTTTTGCCATTTCTAAAACCAGAATACTTTTCTAACCCAGAGGAAAGAATTGTATTTGAAGAGATTACTAAATTTGTAGAGAAGTATAATAACACTCCTACCAAGGAAGCGCTGTCTATTGAGGTTGACGGACGTAAAGATATTAATGACGAACAGTTTAAAAAGGTAACACAAATTATCGAAACTCTGTCTGATGCAGAAGTTGATATGAACTGGTTAGTCGAAACTACAGAGAAATTCTGTAAGGACAAAGCAGTATACAATGCAATTCTCAATGGTATTCAAATCATCGAAGGTAAAGACAAAGAACATACACCAGAAGCAATTCCTAGTATTCTTACTGATGCATTATCAGTTGCATTCGATTCACACATTGGACACGACTACGTTGATGATGGTGAGGAAAGATTTGAGTTCTATCATAAGAAGGAAGAGAAACTAGAATTTGACTTGGAGTACTTCAACAAGATTACTAAAGGTGGACTTCCACAGAAAACTCTAAACATTGCACTTGCTGGTACAGGTGTTGGTAAATCATTATTCATGTGTCACATGGCTGCATCTACTTTGATGCAAGGTAAGAATGTATTGTACATTACTATGGAGATGGCAGAAGAGAGAATTGCAGAACGTATTGATGCGAACTTGATGAATATCACTATGGATGATTTACATGATTTGCCTAAGAAGATGTTCACAGACCGTCTTTCTAAGATTAATAAAAAGACTAATGGTAAACTTATCATCAAAGAATATCCAACTGCATCTGCTCACAGTGGACACTTCCGTTCACTTATCAAAGAACTTGCACTAAAGAAATCATTCAAACCAGATGTTATCTTTATTGACTATCTAAACATTTGTGCATCATCTCGTTTCAAAGGGAATGCGAATGTTGGTTCATACTTCTATATCAAAGCAATTGCAGAAGAACTTAGAGGACTTGCAGTAGAATGTAATCTACCGATTATGTCTGCAACCCAGACAACTCGTGGTGGGTTCAACAGTTCTGATGTAGGACTTGAAGATACTTCAGAATCATTTGGTTTGCCTGCAACTGCTGACTTAATGTTTGCATTGATTACAACAGATGAACTAGAGCAACTTAATCAGATTATGGTTAAACAGTTGAAAAATCGTTACAATGACCCAGGCGCTAACAAAAGATTTGTTGTGGGTATTGACAGAGCGAGAATGAAACTGTATGATTGTGAACAAGAAGCACAAGATGATATTGTTGATAGTGGACAGAATGACACACCAGCATTCGATAAAAGTCCAATATCTGCACGATACGACAAGTTTAACGACATAAAGGTGTAATTTATCTTGACTTCTTAACAATTTGATATTATAAATAGAACTGTAATATTATTTGTGCAAATGGAGAAATTGATAAATGTTAACTCTGAAACAACATATTTCAGAAGCGTTTAATGTACCTATCAAAGATAGTTCAGACATTGACTCTTTTGACACCAAACAGGATAAAGATTCCTTAAAGAAACTTTTAAATCATCTAAGCTCACTGGGCCTGGATGATATTCCTATTGCTGGTGGCAAAGACAAAATCAAAATCCGTAGTGCAAAAGACCAAGGCACTCAAGACAAAATCAAACAATGGATAAAAGATAACACCCCAGAATTGGGTGGTGTTGGCTTTGGACAAGGTTCTATTGGTAAGGGCGGTGCAACAAAGATTAATGAGAACACACAGGAGATGATGGTTGCAGCTCTTGTTCTTAATAAAGTTAAAAGTGAAAATTTAGACGAAGCATCAGCAGTAGAAATGATTGAGGATGCAAAGGGTGTATTCAATAAAATTGAAGGTGCATCTGCTCGTCCAGAGTTGGTTGACCAATTCACTGGTAACTTTAATGACCTTGCAACTGCAATATCTTCATCCAATGCAATTTTACAAGTTGTTCCTAATCCAACAAAAACATATTGGACAGGTAAAGGTTGGCATTCAGATATTGCAAAATACAACCCACCAATCGGTGGAGTAAAAGATTATAACTCATCTGACATTGTTGTCAAAAGTTCTGATGGAACATATCACGGTTTCTCTCTAAAGAAGAAGG